TAACACTGGAACAATATTAGACGCAGCAAGAACGATAAAAGAAAATGAAGGGACTTTTTTTGGCGGAATGACCGCAACACGGAAATATTACTGGTTTCACCTCTGGTCTTGCACCAGAAGATTCATCAGGTGCATTTGGCGTTGTGAGGCATCCACTTCAAGCCTTGAGTCAGTCAAGAATGCAGGCTTATCAAAAAGCATTGTATGAATCAGGAATCGTTGCATCATCAATGCAACCAGAGGTTAGGTCGGCTGCAGTAAGCTTATCTGCAATAACTGCCCCGCTGGGAGCATCAAACACAAGACTTATATCTGAAGCTCTAACCCATGAAGTTGATGCGACAGGCGCCATTGTATCAAGAACCGCAGAAGATATTGCAGGAAGAGTCGCAGCTTCATCAGATGTAATATCAAGAAATCTCCCGTTGCTGAGTGAAACTGGAATAGTTTTTACTCAACCACAAAAAACAATATCTATTGGAGAAAGCGTTTTAGCAATACCCACTTCAATAGCAAGAGAAATGAAAAGCTTAGACGATTCAGGAATGGAAATACCTTTTCTTGAAAGACTAAAAGGAGAAACTGGAAATAGATCGTCCAGAACAAGGCTGTCTGTGGCAACTAGAACTGAGGCTAGAACTCCAACTGTAAACGTGATTTATGGAGGGTCATTATTTGGAGATCCAACAAAAATTGCAGAGGATAGAGCAAGAAAAGAGGCAGAAGAATTTGTAAGAGTCGCCAAATCTAAGATAGCTGGTAAATCACCAAAAGAAATGGTGGAAGAAGGTCTTGCTCTATCAGAAGAACACGCTGTAAGAATAATGGGCGAGTTAAATGACGCAAAAGCGATTGAAAAGATTTCTTCAAGCATCTTAGACCGCGGTGCAATAATTTCAACCATAGACTCAACAGGTTCAGATTCGATTGCAAGACAAGCAGCAAACGTAGTAAACAATATTGCTTCTGGAATTGATGCCGACACAGTTGCTGTACAAAAAGGTTTTAGTTTTAACGTGGGAATGTTGGACGAAGGCGGAGTGGTTTTAACCCCAAGGATTGCTGACGAAATGTTAATTGAGTCAGAAAGAATCGGCGGTAGCTTAGGAATAGAGATTGCAGAAAGATCCTCGTCCACAAGACAGGTATCTCTTTTGCAGGGAGCAATGAGAAGAGGAGTTGATACTGCAGGTGAAGAAGGTGGAGGATTCTTTGGAAGGTTAAGGTCTTTTGCAAGATCGTCTAGACCAGACGCAGAAATATCTGGTTCTTCAAGAGCTATTTCAAGAAAATTCAGAGATATGGATATTGCAGAAAGAATGAAGTTTTTAAAACCAAAAGTTTATGCTGGAGTAGGAGCTGTAGCAGCCCTAAGTGCTGGTTACTATTTAGCAAGAAGAACTCAAAAAAATCAAGTATACGACGAGACTATGGAGCAACAAGAGTTTGAGCCAGGTCCAATGTCAATTCAAGATTTTAATAATATTGACCAAGAATTAGCAAGACAGACTTCTTCAAGAAGAGATCCATTGGTTACTGCCGGAGTAGTTGGAAACTTGGATAGAAACAAAACATCTCATTACAAAATGGGACCAAATAAATATAATCATTTATACGGAGGATAGCAAATGCCAGCCCTTTCAGCCCTTAGAAGAGTAGGTAGATCAGCTATGGGTACACGTACTGGTATTGGTCTGAGAATGGCAGGGGCTAGAGCAGGAAGTTTTGCTGGAGGAAATCTTGGAAAATTTGCAACTGGTGCAGTAGCAGCATATCTTGGTTATAGGGGTATAAAAGGTTTTGCGGGACAGGTGATTTCAGCAGGAACGGATGCAGCAATGGATGTTGCATTTGACAATCCAGAAGCTGATAGGGCTGTACTTGGAACTGATCTTACTCCAAGTTTATATTTAGGGGCAAGAGCTCCAGGAATAATTGGTAGCACCGCAAGAGGAATAAATGCAACAAGATTTGGAGTTGGCGCACATACCAATCCAGCTAGAGCAGCCGTAGGCACGGGTGTTGTTGGGCGGATTCATTGGAGGTCTTGCAGGGGCTAGAATGGGTTACGGGCGTGGAGGAATAAGGGGAGCAATAACTGGGAGTGTATTGGGTGCAATGGGTGGAGCAGTCGCTGGTGGTGCACTAGGTGCAGGCGGATCTGCAACAATGGCATATAAAACAGCAAAAACGAATAGTCAAATAATGAATGAATCTCCTTTTTATAATCAATCTGCATTAACTGCGAATAGATTAAATGCAAGCGGAAATATTGTTTTCGGAATGCACAATCAGAGGAGAGGATAATGCCAATCAATCCAATGACTGGTGGAGTTGATTACGGCGGCGCTTCGTACGACCCTCAAAACATAAATGCTGCCGTAGGAATGCGTGCAGCAGCCAGAGCCGATGTAGCTCCAAGTAGTGGAATATTTGATATTTTAGAATCAACTCCTGGAGCAACTACTGCTGCGTTGTTTAACGCAAGGCGATACGCAAGAACTTTAGAAAAAGGTGGAAGATTTGACGTAGCAGCTGGGACAACTGGCAGAAAATTAAGAAGAGCTAAAAAATATGGAGCAATGATTGGTGATGATCTTGCGCCAAGAGAAGCACAACAATTTGTTGGTGGTGGTCGCCGTGGACCCCTAGGCGCCTATGCTAGAAGAAGAATGGCTCAGGGAAAAACTCCGTTATTACGCGCATCTAGGGCAAACAATTTAACAGCAAATCCATTGGCGGTAGGTAGATTTACTAGCCTTGGAGCACTCGCTGGAGATACAAAAATAGCATATACACCAATGCAGGGTATTTCTGGAATAATGGATTTTGCAATGAAAAGCAACCGATTCAAAAAAATGGTTGGTCTTCCAGCTGATTTTAATCCAGAAACAGACAAAGCATTTTCTGGTGGAGTACTTGGACGAATAACTGCCATTAATAGAGTTAATACTCTTGATTCAATCATAGCAAGACCGCCAGGTCCAGGGGCTTCAAAGTTCTCTCAAGCAAGATACAGAAGGGCCTTGGAGGCAAAAGGTAAAATTGCAACTAATGCCTTAAAAGTATCCAACGTGGCAAGACCAATTGAAGCAATGCCGAGCGTCGTAAAAGCTGGGACAGATGCAGCTCAAGCAGCTCTTGAGAGATTGGTTCCTGGTGGAGTTGGGCCTCTTATGCCAGGTGGATCTGCGACTGTTTTGAACGCGCAAAGAACCGCAACTCTAGCTGCAATAGATGTTGAAAAGACAAGAAGAATGCAGGCCGCATTCGGACATACCGCAAAATTCATTGGTGAAGAAATGACAGTAGGAAAGTTGAGCAACAGATTCACTTCGTGGTATTCAGGCTCTGTAAACTTTGCTGATGCAAGTATAAGACAAAAAGCAACGTTTCAACACGCTGCAAGAGCTGGTGGTTTAGATAAAACGGCTGCCAAAGCATTAATTGATGAACTTAGTGGAGGGCCTACAAAAGCTTCTAAATATGTTGGTGGTACATTTAGAGAGCTTCGTGGTGCAGGAAAAATGAGTGAAATTGGACTTAGAGCCATTTTCAGTAAAAGTGCAACTAGTAGTGGCAGAATTGCAGGAGGAAAAGTACTTGCATCTGGAATATTTAAAGGTGCAGGTGGATTGATGCCAGGATTAAACGTTTTGGCAACTGGACAATTAATTTATGATTTAGCAAAAGGCGCTGGAAAAATAGCCGTTAAAGGTGTAAACTTTGCCAAAGATGCAATGAAGTCAATGCAAGGAACAATTAATAAGCCCATGTTTGGATCTGGATTCAAGGACAATGAAGTTGCCGCAACATCAAGGGCAAGAGGTGTTATGGCAATACAAAATTCAAGACTCAATGCAAGAAGCCTTCTCGGAGCAGAAGCTTCAATGCTAGCCGCACATTATGGATAATCATGAGTTTAATTCTTAAACAAAAAACTTATCAGTTCAGAAAAGAACTAGAAAAACTTTCAAGAGAAGATCTTATTGAAATAATAAAAAATCAAGACATTGAATCTTATAAGCAAATCAATAGAATTGAATGGGTTTTTAAAAATAAATTAACTCATTTAACCTGGGCTGACGGAACTCCAATTACAGAAAGACATCTTACCAAAAGGGAACTTTCACTTTTAATTGATGAACCATTTGAAGTTGATAACAATCTTTTAGAAGCAGGCATATCAGCAGAATATCAAAGACAAATACACATAGCAAAAGATCCTGTTGTTTGGGCGAGGCACTTTTTGCAGGTCCAACCAAGAGTTTATCAAATATTGATGTTAAGGGATCCATCACTCAGAAAAGTTTTAAGAGCCGGTCGTCGTTTGGGGAAAACGTTTACTTTAGCCATAAGCCTTTTACATTATAGTTATACTCACAGAGATGGTCGTTGTCTGGTGGTGGCGCCAATGAAGACTCAAGTAGAGTTAATTTATCAAGAAATAATCAGAATTTCTTCAAAAAATGACATAGTATTCAATTCTATTGTGCGCAAAGTAACCAGTCCTCAATTTATTCTGGAATTTTCAAACGGTTCAACAATAAGATTCTTTACCTCAGGAATGAGATCTGGAGGAAAATCAGACGTTGCTCGTGGTCAGGAAGCCCACGTAATAGTTTTGGACGAAATGGACTTCATGCATAGCGATGATCTTGATGCACTCTACGCCATGCTTCAAAAAACGGCAGAAGATCAACCAGATAAAGTTTTAATCGGCGCTTCTACCCCCACAGGAAGAAGAGAAAGATTCTGGGAATGGTGTAGGTCAGATAGATTTCAGGAATTTTGGTTTCCATCATATTGCAATCCTTTCTTCTCTAAAGAACAAGAAGATGAATTCAGAGAACAATATTCTGAGATAGGTTACAGGCATGAAATTGAGGCGGATTGGGGAGAAGATTCAGAAGGTGTATATCCAAGAAAGTTTGTTGAGAAAGCTTTTATTGAACCTGGATGGAATTACAGTCCAGAAATAACTTCAGCAAGAAGCTTTCATACGATTGGAGTTGACTGGGACAAGTACGGAGCTGGAACAAACATAGTTGTAGTAGAAGTTTGCGCAGATTCTTATGAGGACAAAACATTTAGAAATAAAGTAAAGCTATGCTACAGAGAAGAGATACAAAAGTCGGATTATACTCTCACAAAAGCTGTTGCAAGAATAATAGAATTGAATAGTATTTTTAATCCAAAACACATTTATGTGGACAGGGGTTACGGAGAGGTGCAAGTAGAGTTACTTCACAAACATGGAGTAGAAAATCCAAATAGTGGATTAAAAGGTAAGGTAAAAGGCGTAAGCTTTAGTGAAACAATAGACATAAGAGACCCATATACTAAACAGATAATCAAAAAAGAAATTAAGCCGTACATGGTTGACAATCTAAGGCAGTATCTTGAAAGAGAAGTTCTTTTAATTTCAGAAAAAGACACAGAAATGTATATGCAACTCATATCCTACGTGGTTTTGAGAACCACTCAAACAGGAAGACCTGTTTTTGAAGCTGGAGGATCTGCTGTAGATCACGCACACGACGCACTAATGCTCGCACTACTTGCAATAACCGAAAACTACAACGATCTTCATAGGTCAAAGTTTGCAACTAATACGGAATCTTTTTCCAATACGTTTTTCATGCCAGGTAAACAAGAAAGCTCAGACAAAGATTTTCCAGCAGAATCAAATAATTTCTCTGGTAGAGCTGCTAAACTAGCACCAGTTAAATTTGGAGCAAGAAAGTCATTTTTGAAAAAACCAAATGGAAAAATTAAAAGAAAGACGTTTTAATAATGGCAAAATATAGTCTTGGCGAAAATAATCCGATAGAAAATATATTTTCTGATAAACCAAGTGAAGTTTCTTCTTTTAATTCTGTAGGTGATCGTCTAAATCGTAGCAACAGTGTTTTTGATCGGAGTTAATTCTCAAAAGTATTCTACCACCAATTATCAAGTTCCAATAACCGAGATTAGAAATAATGTCTACTATTCTGATTTTGTTTTAAATGAACTTTTGGGAGAAATAGAAAAAAATCTTGATCAAGTCAATATAAATCCCTATTCATCGGTAGAGCTAGACATGGCTCACAAGGCAGTTTGGAAAGACGCAGTAAAGCATTCAGAAAAAGCAAAGGGTTTACAGTTTCCAGATTATATAACTTACGATGAGTATTATTTTGCTAGCCAACATCAATGCAGATCTTGCAGAGAGCTTGTCAAACAATATGACTTGATTATAAGTCACACTTCTTTTGGTCATTTGTTTGAAATTAAAAAAATAATAAACTATCTAAAGAATGAGGTAACAATAATTAAAAATATTGTCACTCATCAATTTGGAGAAAGGTACAATAATGAATCAGAAGGGGAAATTGCAAAACAATTATCAGATTGGGCAAAAGCAGCGACGCACTATACGAAACAGCTTGCCCAGGAAATCACAACCTCGCCATCATCAATTCCACAATCCGAATTGGATCAAGTCTCTGAAAAACAAGCAGCGCAACTGCAGGCTTTTTTTTCGCTCAAAGTAAATTCATACACTTCAGAAATATCTTCAATATCAAATTCCCTCAAAAGAGACTGCTACGATACCGCAAGTATTTTTTACCAAAACTACCTGCTACCAGCAGTAAGTTTTAAATCACAAGTTGTAGAACCGTTAATTCTTGATTTTACAACTACAAATATAGCTCAGCAGTGCCCAACACTTTTGGGAGAAGTAGTAATTGCGAATAATGCCGTAACTGGAAATTTAGGTTCTATTTCTACAGATTTTCTTGAGAGAAGAAATCAAATGGGCAAAAAGATGGAAGCCCTTATACAATTAATAATTTTAAAGAGAAGATACGTAAATTATATAATACAGTTAGAAGCTAAAGCTACTCAAAGAATAAAAGTAATTGTACAAAAAAAAGATGAAAATATAAAGATTTATAAAGATATATACAATTCAATACCAATAGATTCAGAGAAAAGAGAAGATTTAAGATCATCTCATTCAAAGTTGGATGATCTTGACGAAGATTCACATCCTCAATATCTCAAAAAAGATGGCGGAACAATAACTGGAGACATAAAAATAGCTAAAGGGGTCAAGATGGGTGGTGTTGATGTTTCAAACCATTCTCATTCTGGCATAGACGGTTCAAACTTAATAAGTGCTTCTAGTATTGATTACGAAAAAGCAAGAACAGATTATTACAATTCTGCGCAAAATGCATACGGGCATATAAGGGTAAGTCAATTTACTCAATCGCTTTTAGTTGGAGGAGGAGTTGCTTTTGATGCGACTCTAGAAATAGATATAGAAGATGATAAAATAAACTCATATGAATTTGAAATACTGTATAATGAGGTTTAATTATGACATGGTTTAACTACACTACTTCCGGAAGCCAAAACTATGCTCCAGTCAGAAGAAAAATAGTTTTTCCTCAATTGTCAGAAAAATTAAAAGTAGGAGATTGGCTGCACGTAAACCTTGATGTCTTAGACATAGGAAAATTTTATTATTATGAGAATGGTTTGATAAAAAAAAGTTTTGACCCAGATGCATATCTCGTAGTATACGAAACGGAAGGCACAAAAACCGCCACATTTAGTTTTATTGTTGACGCAGATAATAGCAGCTCATATAAAAGAAATTTGTGGTTTAAATCCTTAACCAATATAGAACCTGGGTTTAAGCCAACTGGAGATTATTATATCTATTATCATAAAGACAACATTCAATATATTTCGCTGCAGGGATCAAATTATCAATCAACGACAAGTCCATCTGGGTCTAATTTTATAGCAACTGTATCTGGAAGTTCTGCTTCTACCATAAATTACTATTCAACTGAGGTTTTAGCAGCACTGAACGAAAGAGTTTCTGCTATGAGCTTTTTGGGGGACAAAGAAGTTTGGCGAAATGGAAAAACCCTTAGCCATGGAGCCAAAGTGTTAGGTCCATTCAGTGGGCCAAGACTAAAAATATATGCGGATAAAAATAGTTCTTCTGGTTTTATTTATTTAAAAATAGTAAAATCTTCTGCGGTTGGTGACGGTCAAAAAGTAGTAAAAGAAGGAACAGAAATTGATCTTTATTCTCCGACAAATTTATTAGGTCAATTAATATATGAACTAGACATGCAACAAGATCTCTCTTTTTCTACTTATGAAGAATTATATGGTGAATTTTATTTTGAAATAGAAACTTTGGAAAAAAAGAATGAAGCATCACATTCTATTGGATGCAATATGGTAAAATATGCCTTTTCCAAAAATTATGAATTGCAATTTGACAAAGAAGAAATAAAATCAGACATAGCGTTTAAAACGATTGGTGGTGTAAAATAATGGCAAAGATAACAAGAAAGATAACTGGTCTTAAACCAAATCAAAACTATTTAGTTTTATTTAAGGCAAAAAATACCGAGCTCTCAGCAATTGATGAACCACATCCTTCAATAAGAATGCTTACGCCGACAGACACAAGCATACCTTCTGCAATAGACAACGATACATTTTTTATATATGGCAATTACAAGTCGGTAATGTTTGTTTTTGAGCCAACAGAAGATATTGATGTAGATAGGTATAAGTATGAACTATATTCAGATCCAGCTGGAACAAACCTAATCTCTTCTGGATACGCCACCTCCAGTGTTTTTACAATTGACGTACCGAACAATAGTAGTGCCGAAGAAGACGATGATATTCAAAGTAACGTTAAGTACTACGGAAGAATAAAAACTGTTGATACGTCGGAAAATGAAAGTGGATGGACTCCAAGCAGTGGACTCAAAGAATCCAGCGAAACAGCTCTCATAGAAAGCTCCCACATAAGAAATCTCACTGCATCAAAGATTACTGCTGGGACAATAAATGCGCACGAAATAATATTGAAACAACAGGGTGTGCGAACATCTATTAGTGCACCAGCAAATATGGCCATACTAAGGTCTTCAGATTACAATGGTTCCTATAATAATGGAACCAATCAATGGTCTGCGGGGACTAGTGGTTGGGTAATAGCAGGAAATGGTTACGCAGAATTTAGCGTAGGCTCAATTAGAGGTGGATTAAAGGCCCAGTCTATTTGGATTAACTCTAATAATAGATGGAATAGAAATGCTAACGATACCACAAATGTTAACGAATTCAAAGTTGGATCAGCAACTAAATACATACATTTTGATGGAACAGATGTTGTATTTACGGGAAATTTAAACGCAGCTGGTGGAACTTTCACTGGAGATTTAAACGCAGTTGGTGGAACTTTTGAGGGAGATTTAAACGCAGTTGGTGGAACTTTCAGTGGAAATTTAAACGCAGTTGGTGGAACTTTCAGAGGAGATATATCTGCCGCTAGTGGAACTTTTAGTGGAAATTTAAACGCAGTTGGTGGAACTTTCACTGGAGATTTAATCGCAGTTGGTGGAACTTTTGAGGGAGATATATCTGCCGCTAGTGGAACTTTTACTGGAGATCTTTTTGGATCAACAATAATTGGTGGCCAAATTAATATAGGTGATGGAACATTTAAAGTAGATTCAGAAGGCAATATGGAGGCCACCTCAGCAAACGTCTCTGGTGAAATTTATGCAAGCAGTGGAAATATTGCTGGTTGGGTTATTGATGGAGACAATCTAAGAGATGACCAGAATATAACCATATTAAGGCCAGGTGGAGTGATAGATATCGGTAATGATTTAAACGCAACTGGAAACGTCGACAGTGGATCTAATGTAACAGCAAGTCGGTTTTGTTTTGGCAAATGTAAGACTTGGTCAAGGCAGCGCTGAAGTTATTTCTCGGTTCTCATCGTGATATTGTCAGGGATGATGAGAATGGTCAAATTTATTTGACCGCCTCTAAAATGGAACTAAAAAAAGACATTGAACATTATTCAAACGGAATTGAAATTATAAAAAAACTAAGTCCAGCTAGATTCAGATGGAAAAATTGGAGATATAGAAATGAAGAAGTTGAGTCAATTTTTTTGGAAAAAAAACATTATGGTTTCATTGTAGAAGAAGTCGCAGAAGAACTTCCGAATTTTGTTGCGTGGGATGTTGAGTCTGATTCGCTTGCGCCTCAAATGTGGGATTTACAGTCCGTAATTTCGGTCTCTGTGGCGGCAATTAAAGAATTGGTAGAAAAAGTAGAAGCATTAGAAGACAGAATAGAATAAGTCTATAATAATTTGTTTTTTAAGACAAGATGGTGTATAATTTATGTTAATCGTGTCAAAAATTTTTAGCAAGAAAAACAAGGAAACCCCATCGGAGCATACAATGCCGCAAACAGAAAATTTAGATGAGCTTGAAGTTTCTGCAAAAGAAAATTCTAATTTGGATATTAATTTGGTTATATCATCTTTTCAAGATAAACTTACCCAAGTTATGACTGAGTTGGTTATAAAAGAAGCTACAATTAAACAATTGTTATTACAAATAGAAAAACTAAAAGGAAGATAAAATGAGCGAAAATACACAAGAAGCACCAAAAGAGTTTAAAATTGAGATTACAATTTCAGATAAAAATATGTCGTATAAAAGCGACTTCTCAGAACCAGATACTTTGTTTTGGATTGATGCAGTAAAGTACACAATTTTAAAGAAAACTTTTGACACTGCAGTAGAAGAAAGCTAATTAAATTAGCCAAAAGGTCTACTATTTTATATAGGCCTCAATTTTTGGACGTTTAACTATGGCTATTAAAAAATATTTTCAACCTTTCACAAGGGAAACTGAGTTGGATTTTGTTGCAAAGACAATGAATCCAAATGACGTAAAATCGTTAGGCAAAACTTTTAAAATAGCTGCTCTTGCTCTTGGCTATCAGGGTACAAACTATTTTTACACTGGTAGGAGCAATTTTGAACCCTCGCCATATGATTTTGATAGAATAATACAAGCTGTAGACACTGACTCGTATGTAAAGCAAGCTGTTCAAAAGTATAAGGATCTCTTTTGGAAAGAGGGCTGGAAAATAACCAGCGAAAATCAAGAAGCAGTATCTTATCTTTATCAAAGAATAGATTACATGGAAATGGCTATGAAAAAGCCTTTTCTTGATTTTCTTATTGAACTGTCAGATCAACTAATTAAATTTGGGAATGTTTTTATAGTCAAGGCAAGAGGAGATCTTAATCAGTATTTTCCCTCCAAGCTGACTCCAATTGGAGAAACTAACACCATGCCAGTCACTGGATATTATCTTATCCCAACAGAACAAGTAAGGATTTTGAGGGATAAATATAATAGACCAAAGTCTTACATGCAACAAACAGACCCCCTAACCTATGCTCCAACAGATAGAGATCCAGTATGGTCTGCGGATAGAGTAATACATCTTTACTTTGATAGAAAACCAGGTCGTGCATTTGGTACACCCTTCTTGTCAAATGTGCTAGATGACGTTGTTGCCCTAAGGCAAATGGAAGAGGATATTCAAAATCTTGTCCACAGAGAATTATTTCCTCTCTACAAATATATTATTGGAACAGCGGATCAACCAGCTGAACCAGAAGAGATAGAAAGAGCAGCATCAGAAATAGAAAATCTAAGATCAGAGGGTGGATTGATTCTTCCCTATAGGCATGATGTTGATGTGATAGGTTCCGCAAAGGAAGCTCTGGATTCAGATCCATACCTACAACACTTCAAGGAAAGAGTTGCGATTGGTCTTGGTGTTGCACCACATCATCTTGGCATGACATTGAATGGTGGGAACAGGTCAATGACGGAAAGGCTTGATACATCACTTTATGATAAAGTCAAGCAATTCCAAAGACAGTTTTCTGAAATGATAAGACTTCATATATTTAATGAACTTTTGTTTGAGGGTGGATTTGATCCAATTCAAAATCCAATGGAACCAGACACATCAGAAAGATGCTTCTTTCAATTCAACGAAATAGATGTTGATACTCAAGTCAAAAAAGAAACGCACGTAATGCAAAAATATGTTAACTCATTAATTACACTTTCTGAGGCAAGACTTGAGCTTGGATTGAATCCAGAGGCTCAGATAGATGACCTGTTTACCGGCATACAGGCGTCAATGCAAAAAGATCTAATTGACTCACAGCAACAGGCTCAGGATGCAAATTCGGATAATCAACAGCCAGCAAAATCTGGCGAAAGAAATCTTCCCTCAAAAAGAAGAGGGGTTGGCAATGCAACAAGACCTCAAAATCAATCAGGTAGAAGAACTTCTCCAAACATAAAAAGATCGGACAATAGTTGGATAAATATGGTTGAAAATTTGCTAGAAGAGCAGTATCATGTTAAGATAGAAAATATAGACAACAAAGATAAGAGTGAGGAATAAAAATGGGATTCATGATTACTTCTGAAGTTTCCAAGCAATATCTACTAGAGGAAGATGCGGTAAAAGGATTTGGGATGGCTGTGACCAACGGTCAGTCAAGATTGGCATTGTCAATTATGGTTGATGTTGTTAATGGTTTTATGGAAGTTTTTAATGCCATGATGGA